TGGTGGTAGATTTAATAATGCAGATGAGTTGTTACAAAAATCTGATGCTACTAATTTAGTCTATGATCCATTTAACCGAACTAAAGCTCATAACGCTAATGTTGTGAATGCGGTCTCTGGCGGCAATGCTGATACAGCTACAATTAACAATGTACTTAATGTTATTGAAGATGAAGCCAATCAACTTAAAGTATTAAATCAAGCTAAAGATGCAGTTAAAAAAGATGGCGAAGTATTTATAAGTGTATATCAAGGCAAAGGTGATGGAGTGGGTAAGGCTACATCAAAAGGATTTCAACAAAACAAAAAAGCTACTGAATATTTAGATTTAGTAAAACAAGTATTTCCAAACGCTACAATTAAAAAAGGAATCATAAGAGCTACCAATAACTAGGCATAAATTCTTTTTCCTGTAATAGTTAACAAATTATCAAGAGCAAGATCTAAATTTTTTTCATAAAACATAGGTTTCTTACCACCTAAAAATTTGTAATAGATAGCAGACTTTTGGTTTTTGTTAAGTCCATCAATAACAGCATCAACAATTTTAATATTATTCATATCAGTTTTAGATACCATATCCTCAAACACTTCTGAAGTAGACTCACCACCAGTAGAAAAATAACTGGTACTACTTGGGTAACCTAATCCATGTTTATCTACTTTCATCCACCTAGACCAATCGTCTAGTATGTTCATAAGCCGACTAATTCTCACTCACCACCTTCATATACAGTGTTAACTGTTCCATACATATGAGGGGTAGCTTGTGGATATGAAACATTTTTTCCATCATCCATTTTGTGAAATTTTTTACTTTTAACTTTGAAATTATCTAATATTTCTTTTGGGTAAAACATTGTAGCCAATGCACAATCAATCTTCTTGGAATATACAGTGTTTCTTTGAGTTTTTCTTCTTACTAATAAATCTTTAATACATAAACTTCTAATAATATGAGCTGATGTAGTTTCTTCTATTCCAACATCTTCTGCTACATCTTGAATAGTCAATTCTTTTCCTCCATCAAACAAAGCATAAATCATTTCTGATATTTGAAACCTTTGTAATTTCCTACCATCCTTTAAATCATACCAATGTAGATTAGTTTGATTTTTTAATTTTTCGTATTTCATAATTCTCCCTTTGTAACAATCTTACCTGTAGGTTCATGAACTATATGAAACTCATTCCCCTTGCTCATTATAAAATATGTATAACCCTCCCAAACAAATTTATGTTCCTTCCATTCGTTTTTATTTTTCTGTAGTGTCTCTTTTCCCTTTGTCATTACAAACTCCTTTTAAATATTTGTCATGCCCACACCACCATTTTTTATAAAAAAATTTGCCTTCTTTTTTGCATACATGGCAAGGGTGTGGTTTGTTTAAATTAATCTTCATCAAGCAATGGATCATCAATCCATTCATCTTCTTTGGCTTTAACCTCCAAAACTTTTAGTTCTGTTTGATGCACCTTAATCATTTGCTCAAGATACCATATTGCTTTTTTGCAGTCATCAATTTTGTCTGTAATTTTTTCAGACTTTAAACCTTCTCGGCTAATATATTTCAAAGCGTTGCCTTTTATGTAACCATAAAACTCATCCTTGCTCATTTTGGCTTTCATATATTCTATTGTTTCAATACCGCCTTTTGTGTAATGCTCTGGGTTTATTTTATTTTCCATAATTTCTCCATAAAATCATTAGTTACAACTCATACATAAGGGTATACATTAAAATTATTTTTAAACTATAATATAGTCTCTTTTAACTAACAAGGACTAATTATGTGGACAACACCAGTTGCAACTGAAATGCGTTTCGGTTTTGAAGTAACAATGTACATCATGAATAAATAAAGATAAGGGGAGTCTCCTCCCCTATCTCACTCCCCTAGTTAATAACATATACTGCCATTAGCTGTAGGTTGACATACTGTCAATTTATCTTCTCCATATACAAATGTAGTATCTTCGTTAGATACTTCAGCAGCATAGTTTACTGAACCTTCATTGTCTACATAAACTACAGAGTTTGGTGCATCTATAATCACTAATGATCCATCATCAGTCCAAACGCTTTCAGCACTCAAACTACCACTTAACAACATCAATAAAATAATTCTCATAACAAGTCCTTTGTAAGTGTGAAATAACACTATATGCAGATAATATCTTAATTAAATTATTTGTGCAAATAAGTGTTGCAAATTACTTGCAATACTGTAATATAGAGTTATAAACAACAAAGGAGAACTAAAATGATACTAACAGACAACAAATCAATCGCTAAACTAATCGGACTAGACATCGTAGCTGAAATGGCAGATGACTATACCTATGAGACAGCAGAGTTCAACGCTAAATATCCAGTAGCTGACTTACTACAGGAAGCTTGGCTTGAGGTGGTTGAAGATAAACTAACATCCTTCCAAATACATGACTTCATGGGTAGGATAGACTGGAACTCAATTGCAGATGAGGCAATTAGTGAAGCAGAAGAAAGACGAGATGCAGAAGAAGAAGCTCGTGAGTATGAAGAAAATCCTGACAACTGGATCTACGACAAAGAAACTGGTGTTTGGGATGAAAGATATTAATAACAAAGGAGATAATAAAATGGAACAAAAAATAATGGAAGAAGCTAACCAACATTTTGCAATTAGTAATTTTGCAGAAATTGTTTTAGACTCTGGAGCAAATTCTGTTCTAGGTATGATTAAGCAACTTAACCCAGATGCCTACCAAGAATTAGTTATGGCATCACAATCAAAGGAGATTTAAATGAAAGAACTAATTGAAATTCAGCAAGAACTTAAAGCACCAAAAGATCACTTTAACGATTATGGTAAGTACAAATATCGAAATGCAGAAGGTATATTAGAAGCAGTAAAACCTTTTCTAGCTAAACACAATGCACTGCTATTAATTACTGACGAAGTTAAAGAGGTAGGTAATTATATGTATGTAGAAGCTACAGCAGTATTTCAGGTAGGTGATAATGCTATTAGCGTAAAAGCACAAGCAGGTATCAATCCAACTCGCAAGGGTATGGATATCAGTCAGAGTTTTGGTAGTAGTAGCTCGTATGCAAAAAAATATGCTTTAGGGCATTTACTTTTATTAGACGACTCATCAAATGATCCAGACAGCAAAGATAATAGTGACCTTAATAAGCCATCTACACAAGCTGAATTAAAGAAAGCAAAAGAAACTTTAGAGAAAGCTCATCAAGATGGTGAACTTAAACAAGCATTCTTTGAGCTGCCAGATATTCAACAATCTGAATTAAGGGACTTTGCTAATGAGCTTAAAGGAACATCTTAAAGAATATTTTGAATACAGAGATGGCAACCTGTATTGGAAAGTAGCAAATTCTAATAGCGTTAAAGTAGGACAAAAAGTAGGGCATATTTCACCAAGTGGTTATGGAAGGGTAAATATAGATTGTAAAAAATATCTACTTCATAGAATAATTTGGCAATTACATTATGGTTCTATTCCAGATAATCTGCAAGTAGACCATATTAATAGTAACAAGCTTGATAATCGGATAGAGAATCTTCAGTTACTTACTTTGGCAAAAAACAGTCAAAGGAATCATTCTAGTAGAGGTTATCAGATTATTAATGGCAGATATTATGCAAGAAGAAAATTTAATAATACTTGGTATGCTTTAGGTGGGTTTGGAACAGCAGGTGGAGCAAAAATGGCTTACAGTAATTTTTTTGTAAGAGGTTTACATGAATAATCATCTCACTGATAATCGTAGGCACAATATCATAACTGCATCTCAAGCTTGGGGTGCAGTGTATGAAAGGCAAAAACTTTGGAGAGAAAAAACATTCAGAGAAAAACCTTTTGAGGGTAATGAAATGACCCAGTGGGGTAATGACCACGAAGAAGTTGCATTAAGAGCTTTTGAAAGGCATATGAATGATATTTGTGAAAATGGTAATAAGTTAATTGTGCATCCAGATTTACCTATTGGAGCAAGTGCAGATGCATTTTTAAATGGCATACCTGTAGAAATAAAATGTCCCTTTACACAAAGAATTTATCCGACTATCCCAGATAGGTATTGGGTACAGATGCAGATACAAATGTTAGTAAGTAATTCAGTTGCAGCACACTTTGTTGTATGGACTCCAGAGGAATTATATACGGAGTTGGTGCAATATGATCAAGAATTTATTGACTGGTACATACCAAAAGCCAAAGAGTTTTTGTCTTATGTGGCAGACGATAAAGAACCACCTCGCTATAAGAGGAAACCAATATTTAATTTTAATAAGGAGAAATAAAATGGCAGTAGTAGGAATTAGTGCAAGTATTGATGTAACAAAAATTGACAAGGAAAAACTTGTTAAAGGTAAGAAGGGTACATACTTAAACATTACAGCTTTTGTTGACACAGATACAAAAGATCAGTATGACAATAATGGTATGGTTACACAATCAACTACACAAGAGGAAAGGGAAGCCGGTGCTCGTGGAGTTATTCTTGGAAATACAAAAGTATTTTATCAAGGTGAATCTAAACAAGGTTCTAGTCCTAAACAGGCTCAAAGTTTTGATGAGTTAGAATCAGATGTTCCTTTTTAATGTAGTGTTAGGAATAGCTCTCTCAATATTGGGAGCTATATCTATTTTAGTATGGATGTATTTATTTTATTTATTAATTAACAAAGGAGTTAAATTATGTCTACCTCGCAAAAAGAAATGATTTTAGATCATTTAAAAAGCAAGAGTTGGTTTAGTAAAACACCAAGAAAAATTAATACTCGGATTGCTAGGGCAAAGTTTGGTGTTGAAAGATTGGCATCTAGGATTAACGATTTAAGAAATCAGGGTTACGATATAGAAACCTTACAAAAAATAGGAACAAATAAATTTGGTAAAAAGGTAACTTTTGCCGAGTACATTTTAAAGGAAAACAAATGACTTACAATGAAGCAATTAAATTATTACATGGTGATGCAAAGGCATTAGCAGATGCCCTAGAGTGCACACATCAAATGGTATATCAGTATAAAAAGAACCCTGATAAAGAGTTACCAAAGGTTAGGACTATTGTCTTACAGGCAAAGCTAGGAACTTATAAGCGACCAAGAAAAAGAAAAGTTGTAATGACTTGCAAGGCAGAGGTAGTATAAATATTTATATAAAAAGGAGATAGGACTATGAGTAAAAAAATTGTATCACTGTACACAGAGGATGGTGAATTGAATAATCAAAACCCTGAAGTAATTGAGCTTATAACTAACATTGCAACTCATATTGCACCTGCGTTTATAAAATATTACAAACATGAGGATAGTTTTAATGGTTATACTGCGGAGGAGATAGCAGACGAATCATTTAAAATAGCTGAAGAAATTTTAATTAAAAGAGAGGATTGGATAGATTCGTAAAGTTACCAAGATTAAAACAAAAACAAAGGAGATGTGATGTATAGAATAAAAAATTGGAAAGAATTTCAGCCACCATTGAGGGCAGATAGAAATGTTATTTGGATTAAACTTTATAGAAAATTACTAGATGATTTTGATTGGAGCAACTTAACTGATAGCAACAAAGCAACCTTAATAGAGTTGTGGTTATTAGCATCAGAAAATGAAGGCAATTTACCATCAATTGATGAAATATCTTTTAGATTAAGAAAGGATAAATCTTTTATTAACAAA